AGCGTGTCACCGGTAGCTGCTGCGGTAAATGGTATTTTTTCAATGTCGGTTCTCATGGCGTGAGACTCCTAAGAAGGGCCGGGGTTTTGAGGCCCCGGCCGAGTTGTACGGTCCCCTGCCCGCTAATCGAGCACGTAGGGAATGTGCACAGTGATCGCCTGTGCCGCCGCGATGGCCGCAGTTGCGTCCGTGACGATCACCTCGACGCCCGCCGCCGGGGTGATATAGTCCAGGCCCGACGCAAGGTGCGCTTCAAGCGCGGCGCTGCCCGCCGTGGCCGCCGCCGTGGCCGCGAGGAACTTCGCCGCCGTGCCGGTGATGCCGACCGCCAGCGTTTCGTTCGTGGTGCCCGTGCCCCAGAAGATCATGCCTCCGGGAATGATCCGCGCGCAGCAGGGCAGTTTTTTCATATGAATCACGTCGCCGATGGTTCCGGCTGATGCTCCCTGAACGTAGGTGTCGCGGTAATACCGTACTCTGCCGCCGCCGTCCTGCGGAATGTGCTTGACGGGCGGAGTTGCGTTGTCGTTGATGTAACCGGTGCTGTATACGTCTCCCATGTGATACCCTCCTCTGGTTTGTGGTGATGGTTAATGGCGATTAAAATCGGGCCGTCGTACTGACCGGCCCTAGCCTCCTTACGCCGAGACGATTTCGTTGCAGGAAATCTCGACGACCTTCACGTCCTCGCCGCGCACCGCGCCGACGCTCTGCTTTGCATACGCGTACGGGATGAACTTCTTGTCCGGGCGTTCTCCCAGCTTCGTCGTGGCGTCCTTGCCGATGCCGAGCGTCATGCCGCTCTTGCAATAGGCATAGCAGAAGCGCTCATACGCGACCTTCGGCAGGAGCTGCGAGCGCACCCATTTGAAGCCCATCCAGGTATCGAGCGCCCCGGTGACGAGCGCTTTGATGCTGTTGTAGTCCGCGCTCGTGACCTTGTCGATGTTCAGCATGTTTTCGAGCTGCTCCATGGAATAGACCATCACCAGCTCGTCGTTCGGATCTTCCTCGTTGAAAGCTTCATTGCGGCCGAGCAACCCGCGCGCCGTGATGACTTTTGCAATCGTCATCCCCGCCGATCCGTGGGCGATCTTCTGCCCCGCGGGCAAGGCGACCGTAGTCGCGCTGGCGCCTTCACCCTGCCGCGCGCTGCCGCCCAACGCCGCTATGATGACCTTGTCTTTTCTGCGCATGAGCGATGCGACGCCGCCGGCGATCACCGGAGAGGTGGGATCGGCGAGCATTTTCAGCTTGTCCATGTCGTCGATGAGTTTGCCCCATTCCCAGTCACTCAGATCGATCCAGCGGCGCTCGAAATTGTCAGCCGCGTTCGGGCTGTCGCCGTAGCGCTCCGTCCGCTGCTGGTCCTCGGTTGCGCCGATGCGGTCCACGGACTTCGACGCTCCGACGATCCCGCTGTCAACCAGAACGTGCTGTTCCAGTCGGGATTTCATTTGCTGGCTTTTCTGGATAAAATTGTCCGCGTATTGCTTTACGAATGCTTCGGTGATTTCATTGGCCATGATAGTGACCTCCATAAAAGTGACTGGTTAAACTGCTCACGTTTAGGTTGTCCTTCTATCTGGCCGGGCCGGTGAGGGTTGTCCGGGGAGAGTAAGGGCCTGCTGTCGTCTGCCCGGCGCTTATCTCGTAGAGACCGAGGGCGCCGGGGATGCTGCTTACTGCTTGTTCGGGTACATCCGCTGATACAAGGCAGTGACTTTCGCCACGGTTGCCGTATGCTGCGGGTCGTTCTCGTCGGTGAAGGCTTTAGAACTTCTGAGTTCCATCAGCGTCTCATTAAACCCGCCCGCGCCGCCTGCGTTCACGATCTGTGTGTCTTCGGTAATTCCCGCGCCGACTTTTGCCAGAACCTTCATCAGGATGCGGTACGTGGCCTTCGCGTCTACGCCGATCTTACCCTGATCCGCTTTGTCAGTCGCATCGGCCAGATGGTTGAATCCCCGTATCGCCGCCGACTGGTTCTTGGTGAAATTCGCGCCCCACGTGGTAGAGAGTTCCGTGGCCACATCCTTAAGCGTTGCCGCCGTCTGCTCGGTTGCCTGCTTTTTCTGTGTTTCCAGACCCTGCTTGATCAGCGCTCCATACTCGTTCACGACCGCTTGCACCTGTTTATTGGTCATGCCCGAGCCGTGCATCTTTTTCAGAAATGTTTTTTCACCTTCAGGATCGACCTTGATCCCTTCGGGAAACACGGAGTAGTCTAGTTTGTATCCGGCCTCCGTTTCTGGAGGCACGTCGCCCGAGCTAAACCTCTTCTCCAGCTGCACGTATGACCCGAGGGCCTTGGTCAGCGTTGCTTCGTGGTCGATGCTGCCGTCCTCTTTTACGACCTTGAACTTATCGGGTATGTCGAGAGCGCCCGTTGCTGCTCCGCTTACCAGGTTCTGCGAGCTTGCTGCTGGTGCCGCCTGCGGTGCCGGTGAGGCCGGGCTTGCTGTCGAGGCCGAGGATGGCGTTTCCGCAGGCGCTTGGGTTATCGCTGGTGTCGGCTGCTGGCTCGGCGTTGCCGCCGGAGTTGTCAGCGTTGCTTCTGGCATGTTCTGTTTCCTCCATTTCCGTGGTTTCCGTGATCTCCCATCCTTTGGGAGTTAATTTTTTAGTGATCATTTTCGTCTCGCCTGGAATCCGATGATTCTGCTCATGAGATAGAGCACCACATTCCGCTCGCCTTCTTTTACTAGTGTTGCGTTTACATCGACTGGATAACCCGCCACGCTGGTACGGTCGTAGAACTTTTGCTGCAAGTCCTGCAAAATCCGTTGTCCGTCCTGATGGCCCTCGAAGATATTAAAAAACAATTGATCCAGTTGCTCTTCGGCCTTCTGAGCTGTCAGCTTTCTCTCTGCCGCCGTATCACTGTTTGCCATTGTTCTTCGCGGCCTCCATGATCTGCGCTTGCTGCGCCTGCTTCGCCTGTGCGGCTTGGGCGGCCTTCATCGCCTGCGTCTTGGCTTCGCGCAGCTTCTTCACATCGTCCTCGCTCACGATCAGCTTCGAGGGCACGCCGAGGAGTTCTGGTCGATATCGAGCCGCCTCATCCCAATTGTAGGTGTCCATTGGTCCCGTTACTCCCAACTTCGACTGAGTCAGGAGCGTGTTTTCGTGCCGGTCCATGGCCGCCACGTCGTCCAGTTTTTGCGCCCGCGCCAGTGGAGACTGGAAACTGATGTTCCAGACTTTTCCACGGATCGCTTCCGGCGGGTCGCCAAGTACCTCGGCACGAAACGCGATCCCAAAACACCGATTGACCACCTGCACCATGTATTCGGATTGCAACCGCCCGTACATCGGCCCGAGCAATTGCCGGATGATCTGCGCGCGCATGTGAATTTCCGTCGCGGTCATCTGCGGCCCCTGCTCCGGATGGAGTTGGTCGGACAGCAGCGTCGATTTAATCGAGGATTGCAGAGCGCCCTTTTCGAGCGCGGCAACATCGAACTTCGTGGCCGGTTGCAACGCGAAAAATGACTCCTTATTCGCCATCGGGATAATCTTGCGCGCTCCGACCGTCACGGTCTTCGGATTCAGCACGCCGTCATCGGTCGCGCCCCACATCCCGGCAATCGCCAGGTCCGCGTTCTGGAGCACGAACATCACCAGCTCGTTCAGTGTAAGATGATCAGGCAGCGCGTCGTCCACGATCCCGAGCGAATACACGCTGTCCGGTATCGGCATCCAGCGCGGAACGACGACCGGCATCTCGTTGTAACCGGACTCGCGCAGCAGCGCTTTCGATTCGATCTCGACATGGACCGACGCAACCGGCAGCGTGATAACATCATCTTCCGAGACCTTGATCGGGTAGATGCAATGCAGGACGCGTACGGGTTCGTCCGGTTTCTCGGTCGCGTTCTTTTTTATCTTAGCGCTGCACTGATCTCCATACTCGTTAAACGCCTGCTCGGACGTGAGCTGCATTACCCGGTACACGGTATCGATCATACCCTTACCGGTCGAGTCCGCGAAATAGCACGAAGCGAGCGGCCAGAGCGAAAAATTATACAGTTTGCCCTCTTTGATATTTCCCGGCTCGATGTACATGGCGAACATGCCCGCGATCACGTAGTCGATGAACGACTCGTACCCGGCAGTGTCGAAATTGCAGTTGTGTATGTTCAGCCAGATCGTGTTCGACGATTCGTCCAACCACTTTTTCGAGGCATCGTCGGTCAGGTTGATTACGGATTGCGAGAACCATCGGGAGTTTGCGGGAGTGAGTCCGGAGAAAAGTGCGCTCGCCAACATGCGCACGGAGCGCTTCATCGTGCTGTCGTAAATCCTTGCGGTCTTCGCGGAAGCGGAGCCGAGGACTTCCAGCCCGGACACTGAATCATTGCCGATCCGTTCGCCGCGCAGTGGATACGTATTATCATAAGCCTTTTTCCACAGCGGCTCGACCAGCGAGCGCTTGGTCTTGAGCGTTTCCAGGCGCTTGATGTGCTGCGCGGGAGTTATCTTGGTTGCCGTGGTTGTGGTTTTATCTGTCACGTATCACCGTGTACCGCGAAATATCGCGTTCCCTCGCCGAGGCCTCGGCCCGTGCGATCATGTTTTGCTCTTCTTCCAGCGGCATATCGGGCGTACCCGAAAGACCTTTTGCCGGGAACAGGTCCAGCAGCTCCGCAGCCGTGCGGACGTATGCGTGCCTGGTGGAATAATCCTCAACGCGGACAAATGCCTTCTCGATCAACGGCTCGTCTTTTTTTGTTGAGTCGATAAAACCGTCCTTGCGCGGAATGTCTTTGTCTAAAACCAGCAGGTTTGTCGTGATGATCTTCGTCGCGGCCAATCCTTCGTTCACAACCTGGGCGATCCGCTCCGTCGTTACTCCCGCCTCCGTCATCGCC